GGATACATGATACCAAGATTAACTGTCTTGGCTTGTTTTCTAGGTATGTTTGCCATGTCTGCAACCATTTGATGAAAGTCAGCATTGCCCTCGTGATACATTTTAACAACTTCGTCAATCTGTGGATGCTTATCTACGCCTGTCAAGGTGGCACAATAATGTACTAACCATCTTGGTTCTTGTGATGCATAATCAAAAGAACCCCATTTGTGGCCCTCCTCCGGGATAAACAAACCACGAATTAATTTTTTGATCTCAGGATCTCGTGCAGGTATTTGTTGCAAATTGGGGTTACTTGAACTAAAACGACCTGTAACAGTGCCACCACCGTCAGATCTAAGGGAGTGAAAATCACAATGTATTCTACCGTTATAAGAATGTTCAAGAATTGTATCAACAAATGTCGTATTAGCTTTGTTTATTTCTCTAATTTTTATAATCTTTTGTGCGATTGGATGAGGATTATTCGCAAGAAATTGTTTTGTAAACATGGGAGCCCCGGACTTCTCTGTGCGAGAGTACGGAAGGCCCACAGCATCAAAGACTTTTGCTACAGATGTGGCGACCCAAGGTTCAACCGTAACACCAGTCTCTTTGACTATCTCCTCTACAAGTGACTTTTCTAATTTAGCTAATTGTTTTTTAGTTTCTTGTGCTTTGTCTACATCAACACGAACACCCTTTGTTTTCATCTCAAAAAGCACTGGAAGTAAATCTGTTTCTAGTTGAAAAATACTTGTGCATTCTTGTTGATTTATTTTTTTATTTAAATTTTCCCAAAGTTTTAAAGTTATCAAAGCATCTTGTTCGGCATACTTCCCAACATATCTAGGAGGCAGTTGCCACATACCAGACTTGGGATCAACACCAAACTCATCTGCAGCAGATTTTAGTAGTTTCTCATCTTTGTATTCTCCAAGATAATCACGAGCAAGAGAGTTAAGATTATACCACTTTCTATTCTCATCTAGTAAAGGAGCAGCTATCATAGTGTCTATAATTTTACCCTCTACCTCTATACCATCGGCTCTTAGCCAACCTAAATCATACAATGCATTGTGAAATACTTTAGTTATAGTTTTATCTGCACAAAGTTTTTTTAGCCAACCATATACAGCATTCTTTGGCATGTTACCGACCTTGTGACCTGTTGGAAAATACCAGGCACTATCTCCCGCCCCAACAGCTACACCTATTATGTGTCCATCTTTTCTTGTCCACCCAGGCCCAAGAGTTAAAAGATTTGTATCCTTGGTTTCTAAGTCTATGGATATTGTTTTAAATTGAGATAGATCTGGGAGTGTTTGAGGTGGTTCCCAATCTGAATCCACATTACCCCAAGACACATCTTTAATATCTTGATCTAATAAATGATACTGATTATGATTTGTCATTTATAATTTCTCCACCTAAAGCTGCATAGCCAATAACATCTGTCCACGAGTCATCTTTTGAAATATCCTCGGCAAGACGAGCTACCTTGACTCCTATCATACAAGCCACAACTTCTTCTGGAGTGATTGCACCATTTAATTTTTTATCTAACAGTATAGTCCATATATCTGCTATACGTTGATGATTCTTTTTAGCAGGCCCATACTCTTTGGCTCTCTGTCCATTGATTAATTTCTCTGCTTCTCTTAAAAAAAATTCTCTATCTTTTTTCATATGTTAAACCTATGTAATGCATTTGATTCAATTAAGTGCAATGTTTTTTTAGCACGAGTTGCCCCCACATAAAAAGTCCTTATCTCAGAGTCTTGATCTAAGCTTTCTACACAGGCTTTGGTTGAGTCAAGAAGTAGAGCTACGTTATCCGCCTCTCCACCTTTTGCTTTGTGAATTGTCGATATCCGAATCCTCGGAGTCCCTGTCAAAATTCTCTCCCCTCGTCTCCTCACTGACATTATATATGCAGTCTCTTGATCCGATACTTTCAAGACTTTCTGCCACGGAGTCTCGTGTGATGCGTTCAAACTGCATTTCTCTATGATGTCGTTTAGAGTATAATTTTGTTCTGCATCTAGGGAGGACATCAACTTTCTTCCAGATCTCGATATAACATTCGGGCTCAGTATCTTGGAGAAGTTTTTCAGTTCTGCTGTAGACAAGTTTTGGTTTTTGCATAGTTTAAGCCATACCTCTATTCCGTTAATAACATTTGGGGAAATAGACCAACCAGTGCCCTCTCTCCAATAGAGATATCCGTCCTCTTTAAGACGATTACATACTTTATTTGTGATGTAATTAGTTCTCGCAAGTACCAACCATTCGCCACTAGTTAAGTCTACGTCTAGTATATCTCGATGCCATGTTATTGTGCCATCTTTTTTGGTGGGTTGCCAATTCTTCGTTTGTCTGGTAGAGACCTTTTTTATAAGATTCTGTGAGAAATCATGCACGGCACTCGGTACACGAAACGATTTTGTTAAGAATAATTTATCATCACATGAATTTAAAAAGTCAGAAACTTTTACACCCATCCAAGTATAGATAGCTTGATCATCATCTCCAGCATAATAAACTCTTTTAGAATTAGGAACTAAAACTTCTTTCACCATTCTCCATTGCAGAGGTGCAAGATCTTGTGCTTCATCTATAATAAGTAAATCAAACTTAGGAGACGTTCCTTGCTCTATAAATTTTTCTATCATATCAACAAAGTCTAGTTTGTTCTTCGCTTTTTTATAATCACGATATGCATTATCTAATACTTTTAATTGTTGCCAATGTAATGTGCTATCCCAGGCATCGTTGAACTGTTGCTCAAGAGATACTTCTCTTACTCTAGCCATCTGTACAAGAGACATATACTTGTCTCCACCAGCTCCTATTTGAAATAAAGGTCCCTCTTCTAAACTAACAGTAGGAGCAGATCTAAATTCTAGTCCTACAAGTTTACCAAGATCGTGATAATCAGATCCTTTGAATACTTTCTTTGTATCCAGCCCTAACCATGTAAATGCAAGTGAATGTAATGTTCTAAAGTAAAGCATTTGTTTTACATCTAAACCAAGTTCGATAGCAGATCTGTCTCTAGCTTCAGTTGCCGCCTTACGACTAAATGACATGAAGGCAATCTTTGTGGGATCCATCCCTTCTTTCAAAGATTTCTTGATTATGTCAATTAAAGTTGTTGTTTTGCCTGTCCCAGGTGGCCCAAAAATTGCTGTTTCCATCATGCATTCCAATCATAATTTATTGATTCGGTTTTATTTTCTACATGATCTATAACCATATTTATATTTCTAACCATTTCTTGATAGTAAACTAATTCTGTTTTTTCTTTTCTAGTCATAGGTCCCGGTAATTTTCTCATGGCTCTTTCAGTAACTTGAAAAGCATTTAAATATTCATATAAAACTTCAACACAAATATCGTGCTTCTCATCATTATTAATCATTTTCTTTATCTTTTTCTTTTAACATACATGCTCCCTTTGCATATATCTTTACTGCCTCTGGATGTATTCTCCACAACTCTTCAACGACATAATCTTCTATAAGTTTCTTGTCTCTGTTGCATTCTTCCATGTCTTTAAAAACCACTCCAGGATTCCAAAAACTACATTTTCCTTTGCCACCTTTGTATCTGCATTCTTCAACTATAATTGTGCAAAAAGCTATCAATACTTCCATTAGAACGGTGACTCCCCTGCTTCTATTTGTACATTATTTACTTCTACTTCTGATGTAAATTCTGGAATACTCCAAACTCTAACAGACTTCCAAGTACCTGATGATGTCTTGAAATTTTTTATAGAAGAAGAATCTCCATTATTTATTTCTTTCAATCTTTCTTGAACTTGTGCTCTTGTGTAGTTATCAAACTTCTTCTGTCGCATAAACTCCATGAGAGATTCAAGTCTAAAATATGTCTTGCTTTCTTCTGCCTCTGTGTAAGGTTTACCTAACATAACTTCTTCAAAAGTTTGTGCTTGTACCCTACCTGTGCAATATGTTTCTAGTAAAGAGATAAACTGACCTTTATATGTAAGTTCTTCGGGCACATTTATTTCGTTGCAATTTTCTAATAAAGTATTTATTTGTTCTTCCCACAAACTATCTTTTAATTTAGGAGGCATGAAGTTTAATTGTTCCATACATGCTCTTTGAAATAGTCTCGGAGTTTGTAATTCATCTGTTGTTAATTCTAATCTTCTCCCACCTATATCCACGAACCATAGTCTAGGCTCGGATAAGATAACAGATAGTCCACTGATGGTAGGCATAGATCCAACACCAATGCCATGTTTTAAACTTCTACATACACCTTGATTACAGTGAGAAGACATTGGCTCTTCTTTACAAAGATACTGATATTCTTTTTTCTCTAATGTGTTTTGTATTGCAACAACTTCTTGTGCCGATAAAGGAGGTGTGAAATCTCTTGCATTATGCTCTTCTAATTTAGACTTCCAATCTTGAGGGAAAGCTCTTTGTAAAAAAACTCCAAGATGAAATGCAGTTCTGTTTCTGCCACCTTCGTGTATACCCATTGATAGTAGTGAACGTAAACACGGAACATAATTAGGATAAAGCTCTACCTTACCACCAATAGGTATCTCTAAGAAATCTTTCGGTTTGGTTTTGACTTTTTGTATCTCTTCAATGAACTCTTGTAGAGTTGCATCTTTGTACGTTCCTTCTGTTTTAATGATCGCATAGCGGAAAGTTTGGCTCGAGTCAAAATACGGCAAATTAATGAAGTTACCCACATCGCCCCGCTCGACAAGAACCTGTTCTTGCTTTGGGAATATTTCGCACCTGCCGTGCCCAAGAGCAGCAGATATTTCAGCAGCCTTGTCTCTAAAATCACTCGCATTCATCCACTCCTTAAAAAAGAAAAAAATATGTGCACCACCAGATTTACTACGGCATACGATGCACGGAACATTGAACTTCTCTAATTTATCAATTAATTCATTATGATCAAGAGGATATTGATCTATATCTAAAGCACCAAACTTACATTTATTTTCTTCGTTAATCGGTATAGCACCGACACCTTGTTTGCCATCTATGTGACTCTGTACTAATTCTAATGTTAATGGATTTCTTACAATGTAAGATTTTGCTTTTTGTTTGCCAGCCATTCTTTGAGTTGACACTTCTGTCTGACCATGTGCTGATCGAAAGCCTTCAAATGCTTTCATTAATTCTTCTGCTAAATTCACTCTTCACTCCAAAAAAAAAGAGCCGTGACTTGGAGGACGTAGCCACGGCTCTAGTTATTAAAACGGTATTTCGTCTTCTGTTTTATTTGATGACATTTCATCGGCAGAAGCCGCAGCCATTTTAATCTCCCCTTTTCTAAAACTTTGATACATAGTCCTAGCCTCTAACATCATAGCCTCTAGTTCTTTTGTTATCTCAGTTACACGATCAACTTTATAGTTATACCAACTGCCTTGATCGTTGCTTTCTGCAATGGTCTTGATTGACCATGCAGTTCCGTATAGTGGCATAGGTTTACCCGAAGGTAATCTTATACCATTCTTCATTGTGTTCCATCTACGAGACACTTTTAACTGTGTCTTTTTCATATCAAGAACTGCTGGAGAACTTAATTTAGTTTCGGGATCCATCACTTGTACAAGATGTTGATGTGTCCTTACCAACTCATTACCAGATGGCAAAATCTCTGCCGCACCTTCACGAGTCGTAAGAGTTATATCTTTATCATCGGCAGATAGTTCTCTAATAAAACCACCTCCACTTGATCTAAGTGCGAACTCCAGGAATTTCTTTTCAAAGAAACAAGGTACAACAATTACTCCGTCATCTGCTTTGTATACTTGTTGCGATACAGTATTGAATATGTCGCCTTGTTCGGCTCCCTTTATATACAAACTGTCTTGCTTGTTTAATTGTGGTGATAATGCTTGTAAGATCCTTATGAAAGGAATTTGCATATCATCAGTTGTGAAGTTTTCAAGACCAGCACCAGCCTCTTCTTCAAGTAATGAAGATAGATCTGATACTGCTACTTCTGTCTTTGCTTTTTGTGCTACTGCTTGGGACATTACTGACCTCCTTTTATTTTTGCACGGTTACCAACATAGACTCCAAACGTATCGAAATCGACCTCTTGACCATTTTCAATTCTGTTCTTTACCCATGTTCTTAAAGTCATTGGATGGATGTGAGTTTTTTGTGCAGGATTTAATCCTTGCTTTGATAAATCATCAAGCACGGCCCCCGCTACATTGTCTTGACCCATTCCAAACTGAACGACAACTTCATTCTTAATTATATCTGCCTCTCCAATAGAACGTAAGAAAGCAAAAGCCTCTGCCTTCTTATGCTCGGGGATACGAGCAGATACAAATTTATCTACGGAAATTTTGTTGCCATCAACTGTCAGACTTTCAACACCAAGTTCTTCCATTAACGATGGTATGTCCTCTTCATCAATGGTTCGCTTTTTGTATTGTAAGTCTTTCAGATATTTTTCGGCATCCTTGACCTGTTTATCAAGGTCAATGGTTTGCCTAATAAGTGAAGATAGTCTTTTAGTACCATCTTCTCCAACCTTATCAAATGCTTGAGGGTTGGCAGCTTCTTCTTCAAACAGTGAAAACACATCACTCATCATTCTCTCCTTCTAGATTAAAGTTTATACCCTTCGGTACTGGTTCTAAGGTTTTAACCCCTAGCTTTTATATTGTCAATATTATTCGTCTGACTTTTCTTCCACAAAAATTCTTGCTTTGTTAGAAAAGAAATCTGACCACCTATTGACCTATCATTGTCTTCCGACAATTCTTTTAGCATAGTCCAAGTCTTGATTGGCACTGCTACTGATTTCCATTTTTCTGAATCCATAAAATTCTCCCTTTTAATTGTTATGCCTATGATTTAATATAATGTCAAATAATTTCTCATTTATTTTTATATTTATCTCCATCGATTTCAAAATCTAAATCTGCCTCACATTGTTGTATTGCACGACTGCTTTCCCAAAGACATCTTTCAACTGCATACTTCCAGGATCTTTCTGTGATACCACTGTCGTTTATGAATGTGTCTTTATGTATTCTTTTTGTTATACCTCTAACCATACCCACAGGTAAGAATTGTATTTTTCTCAAAGGTAAACAAACCAAAGCTAAAATATCACAATCTTCTTTTGTGTATGCTCTCTTGGGACTACCTTTACTTGTTGTAAAACTATATTGTTTTCCAACACCGATACCAGCTTTGTTCTTCTTATACTTTTCATTTGTGTGAGTTGATGTTTTTACTTCTACTCTTAATGCTATGGGAAGACCATGACCTTTGATCGCTATCAAATCTGTCCCATCTTGTTTTACCAAATCACAACTGACTCCAAGCATTGTTAGCTCGAAAGCCGTAAAAAGTTCTCCAGCTGTTCCTGTTAGTTTTTCTGCTCTGAAATTTTTAGCCATTCTAAAACTTCCTCTCCTAATGTTTTATTTGCTATTTTATCCTTTTGTAGTAAGGACTTAACTATGTGTACATCAACTGTGTTGGGGCACACTAAATCAACATAAAGCACTGGTTTGTGTTGACCTATTCTATGACATCTGTCTTCTGATTGTTTTCTAGACTCCAGGTTAAAATCATTGGAGTAATAAATTACGTTTGAGGCAGCAGTCAAAGTTATACCACGGCCCCCAGTTTGTGCATTACTTACAAAAAATCTTGTGTCTTTATCGTTTTGAAATCTATCTATGGCAGAGTCTCTATCTTCTTGTGAGGTGTCTCCATAATAAGTAACCACGGAACCCGATCCATAGGTTTTAGATAATTCGTTTTTAATTTTCTTTATGTCATATCTAAATCTAGACCATATAATTACTTTGCCTTCCATTTCTTCTATGACTTCCATCATGACTTTTATTCTGTTATTAGCAAGTTCTACAGTTTCTCCATCGTCACTAACAAGATAGCCACAAAGCAGTTGTTGTAATCTCAACAATCTTGTCATGACTTCGGGTGCAGTGACCATCTCTCCTTCTTCTAAAAAGATCACTGATGTTTTCTTCATACTTTCATAATGTTCTTGTTGTGTGGAAGTTAATTCAACTTGTCTTGTTGTATAAATTTTATTTGGTAAATCCAAAGCCTCTTTCTTTGTTGTTCTGTGAGCAAACAGTTTTAGTTTCTGTGTTAACTCATCTAAGTTTTTGTATCCAACAACTTGATTAAAACTATGACTGCCCATTCTTTGTTGTTTGATTATCGCAAACCGACCTTGGAAAGACCAATAGCTATCGTATCCAAGAAGTTTTGAATTTAGAAAAGCACATTGTGAATACAGATCCAAAGGCGATTGTGTTATCGGAGAGCCTGTCAGTATTCTTTTATAC